AAGACATACAAAATCTGAATTTGCATCTTACTTGCTACCAGCATGGATGGTGGGCCGTGATCCAAAGCTCAAGATTATTCAAGCAACGCACACGGCAGAACTCGCGATAAGATTCGGTCGTAAAGCAAAGAACTTAATCGATCGAGAAGATTACGCAAAAATTTTTAAAACAACTTTACAAGAAGACTCTAAAGCAGCCGGACGTTGGGAGACATCACAAGGTGGTGAATACTTCGCCGCCGGTGTGGGTGGTGCGATCACGGGACGTGGTGCGGATTTATTAATCATAGACGACCCGCACTCGGAACAGGACGCGCTAAGTCCTACAGCGATGGAGTCAGCTTACGAGTGGTACACGTCAGGTCCTCGACAGCGTTTGCAACCGGGAGGCAAGATTGTACTCGTCATGACGCGTTGGACGACAAAAGATCTGACAGGTATGTTGGTCAAGAATCAGACAGAACCGAAGGCTGATCAGTGGCACGTGGTCGAGTTTCCGGCGATCATGGACCACGGATCAAAGGACGCGAAACCCGTGTGGCCCGAGTATTGGAAGCTCGATGAGTTGGAGAAGGTTCAGGCGACACTGCCCGCGGGCAAGTGGAACGCGCAGTGGATGCAGAACCCGACGGCAGAAGAGGGAGCGATACTGAAACGAGAGTGGTGGCGGACGTATACCGACGAGGACATACCGCAACTGCATCACGTCATACAATCTTACGACACGGCATTTTTAAAAAAAGAAACAGCGGACTACTCGGCGATAACCACGTGGGGTATTTTCTATCCGTCAGAAGACGAGGGAGCTAATTTAATTTTACTCGATGCTATCAAAGGCAGATACGAGTTTCCGGAACTGAGAAGATTGGCTCTCGAACAATACGAGTATTGGAAACCAGAAACGGTGATTGTCGAGGCGAAAGCTAGTGGTTTGCCATTGACATACGAGCTTAGAAAGATGGATATACCGGTCGTAAACTTCACACCGAGCAAAGGTAATGACAAGCATGCCCGTGTAAATTCTGTTGCACCTCTGTTTGAATCTGGTATGATATGGGCACCTGAGCAGAAATTTGCAGACGACGTCATCGAAGAGTGCGCTGCGTTTCCATACGGGGATCATGACGATCTTGTGGACTCAACAACACAAGCGATCATGCGATTCAGACAGGGCGGTCTGATCGGACACCCTGAAGATTATATCGACGAGAAGGTCGAGCAACGTAAAAGGAATTATTATTAATGCTGACAGCTATTAGAAACTGGGTAATTAGAACATTGATGAAGAGTCAAACCGGAGTTATGCGAACCTTACCTAGAAAAAAGGTAGTTGATTTTAACGTGGCGATGACAGCAGAAAGATTAATGCGTAATGGTATTGATCCACAATCATTAAAAAATGCTGATCAGGTAGAAAATGCTATCATTGCAATAGAGTCTAGACCAAAAGTTCAAGAAGGAATTAGATCTACACAAACTGCAAAAATATTTGACATGGAAGGTAAAGAGATACCAAAAGGTTCTAAAATTATGGGAGGCAAGCAAGCTGAAACAGATGCAGAGATCAAAGCAAGATTAGACAAAAGCAACAAAGAATCCGTTAAAAATTTAAGAATGAAAAAAATAGTTGATGATGCAATCGACAACATGTCTCCATCTCTTTCTGGAGACACAAGAACTGATGCAGCTTTAGTTGCAGAGGATATGGCTGAAAGCATGGGTAAAGTTTACGATGATCTTTCACAAATGGAACAATTAGATCTTTACGATCAAGCGTACACAGGTTTATCAAAAATAAGATTTAAAGGATTTAAAAAACCAAAAGATAGCGATCCAGAAGACATGGCACAAGGTGGACGTGCAGGGTTTAAAGATGGCATGACCAGAAGAACGTTCTTAAAAATTTTAGGTGGTGCGATGGCCATACCCATCGTTGGTAAATTTTTAAAACCTCTTAAAACTGCAAAGGGTGTAACCAAAGTTCCGATGATAAAAACAGATAACATTCCTGGCAAACCAGAATGGTTTGATCAGTTAGTCAACAAAGTTATCATCGAGGGTGATGATGTTACAAAAAGATTTGCAACAGCTGAAAGACAATCTATTCACCAGAAAACACTCGACGATGGTTCAGTGGTCCGAGTTACAGAGGACGTGGACGATGGTGCTGTGAGAGTGGAATATGAAAGTAGAGAGAGTATGTTCGGTGAACCAGTGCAAATGGAATATAAAAAACCATTACCTGACGAAGGGGCACCAGATCCAACACCAGAGTTTACTACATCAGAGTCCGGTATAGTTGGTAGAGCCGATGGTCCTGATGATTTCTATTTAGAAGCAGAAGAAGTTGGTGGTTCTAGTATTAGGGATCTTGATTCAGATGTATCGAAACTAAAACAATACGCTACAGGTAAAGGACCTACCATGAAAGAAATTGTAGAAATTAAAAAAAGAAAAGATAAAGTTAAAAAATTAAGTGAAGGTGATCCAGACGCAACTAGTCAATATATTACTGACAGACAAGGTGACTATGATCCAAGTCCAGATGACTTTGCATCAGGCGGTATTGCTAGAATGTTAGGAGAGTAATGAACCCGGCAAAATTTGCACAGATGATGAAATATCTGACTCGGGTTAAAGAACAAAAACCAAAACTTCCTGATGTCTTCCCTGCGAGTGAATTATCTATTCCAACAAAAACAAAAAATGTTGAAGAGATAGAAGCTATCAACAGATTCGTGAGAGACAATCCAAGACAAGACATGGCCGGTGGTGGTATGTTGGTGCAACCAAGTGCTGATGGATCAAGACCAGGGTATAGTGAACAGAAAGGGCCAGCTAAAAATCCTAAAATTAATGAAAGATTTGTAAAAGTTAATAATTATTTAAAAGAGTTAATTCCTAAATTAAATGCTGAAGAAAAATTTTATACTCAAGAAGAAGTTTCTAGCATGGTTGAAAAAAAATTTAATATAAAACCAAGATACCAAACAATTTATTATAAAGGTGAACCTTCTAAATTTAAAGTTAATCAATTTACAAAAAGATCCTATCCAATAATAACAACTTTAGATTCTTCTGACGAAAAATTAGATAAAGTTATAAAAAATATGTTAATTGAAGACAAACCTTTAGGTGATTTTTTTTACCAAGCTTTGCAAAAAAGAACTGGTTTACGGTCCTCTAAATTAAAACAAAAATTACTAGAAAATGAAACATACAAAGTTTTAAAAGATCAAGGTGTTGACAGTTTATTGCAAAGATTTAATAAAACAACTCAACACGGTTTTTTAAAAAAACTTTCTTTGTCCGATCAATTAACAACAGCTTTAGAATTAGAAAAAGGAACTCCAAGATTTACAGGCGTAGAAGATATTAAAGGACAGAGTAAAAAAGGTGGAGTTTATGGAAGAAAAGGTTTTACTTATAGCCCTAAATTTAGAGTCATGGAGTTTGCAAAAAGAAATTGGAATAGAAATAAAGGTGAGGGAGCAGTTACTTTTGTAGATCAAAAAGGAAAACCTATTAAATGGCAATTTGGATTAGAACTTCCTTTTAACAAAGTGGGTTTTGTATATAACGGAAAAACTTATAGATCAATTGATTTAACACCTGAACTTATGAAAAAAGATTTTCCAGAGGTTTATAATAATCAACTGGCTATAAATAGATTAAACACACAAGTTATAGATGATCCTATAAAAAAAGGTAAAACTATAACTGTCGGAGAACTTGTTAAAAGAACACAAGTTAATAATTATAAATGGAGTCCAAAACTTGGAAGTTTTGATATTATGCACGGACCAAAAGGTGTTGCTGGAGAACCTTTTACAAATTTAACTTTTAATACAAGAGACATTAATCAAATAGAAATGGGTATTAATAAATTAGTAGAAAAAAATGTTTTAAAAAATAAAGATGCTGTTGCTATAAATAAATTAATAAATAATTTAGCTGGAAGTGGTGATCCTAACTTAATTAGACAAAGAGCAATTAAATTATCAAAACAAAAAGTAAAACAACAACCTATAGATTATCAAAATGTTAAAAATAATTTTTTAAAAAATTTAACAGATAAAAAATTTGGAAGAGTTGCTGATGTAATAGTCAACGTATCAAAAGAGGGTGGGTTTGGAGATGTTATGCAAAAATATTGTATGAGAAAAAAAGCTAAAAAAGGTGGTAGAATGTTTTTTGCTGAGGGCCCTGGTTGTCCTGCAGCTAGGGAGGATCCAAAAGGATTTTTAAAAACTATATCTGAAGACCCTAGAATTTCTAAATTTTTAAAATCTGGTCCAGGTCAGAGGGCTATAACTTTAGCAGCAAGAGTAACTGGTAATGTTTTAAATCCATCAACATTGATTGGTGGCGAAGTTGCGTATGTTTTAGGAGATGCTTTAAATAATTATGCTTCTGGTTTAGATTTAGCAGAGTCTTTTGATAGAGCTTTTGTATTTGCAGATCTTGGAAAGTTTGAAGAAAATTTAATAAATAAAGCAAAAGAGTTAGGATATGATGATAATCAATTAAATCTTTTACAAGAAACAATAAATATAAATAAATTAGATAACCGAAGAAAAAAATTAGAGTATGGGTTAGATGTTGAAAAACAAGACCCTAGTGGTTTGACTTCAGATGCAACAATGGGTTTTGAAAATCGTTTGGTTGACACCAATAAAAATTTAGACGACTCTGTTATTAATTATTTCAAAACTTTAGATAAAATGGGATTTGATAGTAGAAAAGCTGCTGATCAAAATACAGGTTTTTTATATTTAGATAATGTATTTAAAAAAAGAACTCAAGATCAATTAATAAAAGATTTTGAAGATAGAAAAAGACAAGTAGATCCAACACAAACTCCTTTTGGTGATTTTATAAGTCCTGTTTTTGATTTACAGTCTTACACTCAACCTTTAAAATTTGCAGCTGATATATTTAATCCTTTTACAAAGGACGTGCCTTTTTTATCTGAACGTCAACAAGAGGCTAAAAAATTAAGAGAAATGAGTGAGGAAGAATTAGATGCTTATAATAAAGCAAGAGGCTTTACGATAGAAAATATACAACAAGGCACAGCTCCTCAGATAAGACCAGTAATGGATTATTTAGGCACTGATATAACAGGACAGGGATTTGGAACTCAATTTTTTGCAGGCGGTGGTATCGCTAAATTAGCTGGTGTGGATCAAGGCCCACCACCAGAAAAAGGACCTAACTCACAAGGGTTGCTATCCCTTAAAAACCGTGTTAGAAACTTATAGGAGTATTAAATGGCAGAAATAGACAAAGGACTCCCGAACACTAGAACTAAAATTGATGTCCCTTCACAAGAGGAGATAGCAGAAGAAGTTGCCGTTCAGGAACCAGAAGAACAAAAAGGACCAATAGAAGTTATTCCAGAAGAAGATGGTGGTGTAACATTAGACTTTGAACCAGGAGCGATCAACGTGCCTGGAACCGAATCACACTTTGACAATCTTGCAGATCTTTTACCAGACGATGTATTAGAACCAATCGGTAACGAGATGGTGCAAAATTATATGGACTACAAAAGTTCTAGAAAAGATTGGGAACAAGGATACATACAGGGTTTAGATCTTTTAGGATTTAAATACGAAAACAGAACAGAACCGTTTCAAGGAGCATCAGGTGCAACACACCCTGTGATGGCAGAAGCTGTTACACAATTCCAAGCACAAGCATACAAAGAATTATTACCGAGTGACGGACCGGTCAGAACACAGATCATCGGTGTAAAAAATCCTGCAACAGAACAGCAGGCACAACGTGTAAAAGATTTTATGAATT